ATTTGTGGATATGGACACCATTAGCACACGACCTGTTGATGAGATGCTAAACATGCTGCACGTTCTCGCTGCGGTTATGTATAGACCTATCGTTAAAGTTGATGAGGATAAGGAATATCATATAGAGAAATATGACGTCAAGACGATAAATAAACGTGCAGAATTATTTAAGAAAAAATTAGAAGTGAGGTATGTGTTAGGAGCGCAATCTTTTTTTACATTATTAGAAAAGAGATATTCAGTCTATTCCCAACTGTCTTTAATTCCGAAGATGACGATATGGACGAAGATGAAGCTCGTATGGAAATGGAGGAAATTAATTCTGAGAACAGCTTTGAAAAGGCCTTCGGATGGTATGTCGTCACAAACAGAATTGCTGCAAACGATTTTAGCAAGCACGATCACATCTACAGCAAAACAGTAAACGAGGTCTTGAATCAGTTATCGTATTTAATATCCTACGATAAGGAACAAATAAGAATACAAAAAGAAGCGCAACGTAAGTTTTAAAATACGTTTTTGGTTTTTTTATATTTATTATTAAATATGGTAAACTACAAACAAATATTAGCAGATTTTGCATCTATAGCTTATCACCACGAGCAGATCCAATCTTATGGATTTGGTGACTACAAACAGATCACAAACGATCTGATGACTAAGTTACCAACGAAGTTCATTCGCATGTACGTAGTACCTGGTGAGGGTGTATTATTGGAAAATGAAGTTAAGCACCGATTTGCAGTTGTTATTATGGATAAGGTGGAAGATGACCTATCCAATCTTGAAGACGTTTTATCAGACACATTAGAAATATGTAAGGATATATGGACTGTATTTTATCAGTCTTATACATCACAAAATGGTAATTTTAGTTTTGAATTACAACCTGATCAATTACCTGAGATTGTACCTTTTACTGAACAATACGATGAAATAGTTGCAGGGTTCACAATGAACTTATCAATCTCTTATCCTTTTGATTATAATTCTTGTACTCCACCTATGGACCCTGGTTTTGAATTACCTCAGGATGGTAGATTTGACAGCTACAAACTTATTACAGACACTCTTAAATTATTTGCAGATTTGCATGAGCAAGTTAATTCATATGGTTTTGGTGATATACAACAGATTACAAACGATATTTTAACGAAGCAAACTCCACTGTGGCCTCGCATGTATTGTTTACCATCGGATGTTCAAATACAACAAGGCTTAGTAAATTTAAGTTTTCAGATTTATTTTTTAGATATTACTGATGATGACTTAACTAATCAGGAAGATAACTTAAACGACACGATAGAAATTGCTAAGGATTTATTTGCTAAATTATATTTTAGTGAATACGAAGCAAATTGGAATGCAACAATAGAACCTGTATTACAGGCTTTTGAAACAAACGTTTCGGGTTGCGTGATGAATATAACAATAGAGCAAAATTCAGATTATAATAGATGTGTATTACCACTCAGCAACTTCTCTCCAAATCTAACGTGGGATGAAGTTGATAGGTTATGGAAGAAAGTTAGAGAACAATGGAATAAAATATAAAATTAAATATATAAATATATATGGGTGCTTTAGACAATTTATACGTTAGTAGTTCATTTCAAGGTTTATTGAAAATGGCAGACTCGACTAACGGATTAACAAATACGCTGCAGACTGTTCAGTCAGGTGATGGTGATAATTCACCTTTACAAATGAGTTTAACACAAGTTAATATCTCAGGATCATTATTCGTTAATGGTGTTCAAATTACAGGATCAACATCAGGTTCGAGTGGAACATCAGGAAGTTCAGGGACTGCAGGTTCAAGTGGTACATCAGGTACTTCGGGATCGAGTGGTTCAGGATTTACCTATAATGGTGTTTGGGATAACTCAACAAATTATAATGTAAATGACGTAGTGTTATATAACGGACAAACTTATGTAGCAATACAAGCAAACGTAAATAAACAACCATCAGTGCAGCCTGCTTTTTGGCAGGTGTTTAGCGCAGCAGGTTCAAGCGGAACGAGTGGGACGTCAGGTTCAAGTGGAACAGGTGGTAGTGATGGATCAAGTGGTTCGTCAGGTACTTCGGGTAGTAGCGGACAATCAGGTAGTTCAGGTTCAGCAGGATCTAATGGTACGTCAGGTACAAGTGGAAGTTCAGGTATTGATGGAACATCAGGTAGTTCAGGAACCGATGGTTCAAGTGGAACAAGTGGTGTGGTAGATTACACAGGACTTATTACAACAGGTTCAATAGCAACAACACAATCAATCACAGGTTCATTAATTTTGAATGGTGACCAATATATTTCTAATGGTGTATTACAAGTTGCAACATATCCACAAACAACAAAACAGTGGTTCTCACCTACAGCAATTGAAGCAATAGGTACAGCATCAGTAGCATATGAACAATTCGTTGCCGATGGTGGTTATGATGCTTTTAATGTAGTAACAACATTAGATAGTGGTAGTGAATTTAGAGATTTACCTTCAGACACATTTGTATTAAATACGTGGTTACAAATACCACGAAACACAGGAAACAACCCACCCCCTCAATTTAAAAGAGGATTAGATATAACAGGTTCATTAAGAGTTACAAATACAACAACTGTAAATGACTTAATAGTTAGTGGAAACTTAGTTGGTAACGCAGTAAATCAGGGTTTAATTAAAATTAAAAGTGAAGCGTACGAAAGTGGTTCAATTCAATTTGAAAATTATATTACATCTTCAGCACCAATATCACAATCAAACTTTATTTTTGGTAGTCCAAATGGCGCACCAATAGCATCCTTTACAGGTTCAGTTATTATATCAGGTTCAAATAATATTATTTTTAATGCTTCAAGAACAAACACATTAGCACAAGGAACATTTGGGTACATACAAGGTAATAGTAATATTATTGGAACAATACCTGTAATTTCAACGTCATCTTTTTTAAATGGTAATATCTTTTTTAGTAATGCTAATACTCATAATTCAGTATTTACAATTGATGCACCAGCAACTGGTGCAATAACAACTCCTGACTATTTTAATCAAGTTAATAATAATTATTTAGGTAGTGCTGTTACATTAAGACATAAGAGTGGTTCATTTAGTTTTAATAATAACAATTCACAAGGTGTATTTAATTCATTTGCAACACAATCTGTTTTATTCCCGTCAGGTGCAATATCAGGACCAACTATACAAGGTAACGTTCACGCTGGTAGTACAACCGTATTATCACATATCAGTAGTTCAATTATATATAATAATAATATAAGTGACAGTTCAAACTTAATTATTAGAAACTCAGCAACACATCCTGCAGCAACAAATGGTTCAGGTTCAGTTAATGTATTTAATAACATATTTGGTGGTGGTGCACAAACAATTATAATATCAGGTAGTGGTGGACAAGGAACAAAAGGTGTACAAAATAATATTATAGTTGGTACTACAAATGAATTAAATGTTATTAGTAGTGGTTCAAACGCTTTTGTAACAAACACTGGTATAATAGGTTTAGGTTTAATTGTAAGTGGTTCTAATGGAGGTACAGGTGATGGTGGTTCAACATTTGTTGGTAGATTTAATGCAACAGGTTCAAATCAAGAAAGTACATCACAAACTGTATTTGTGGTTGGAACAGGATTTGGTGCAGGTAGTAGAAGAAACGCTTTAAGAATTGATAATAATAATAACTCACAATTTACAGGTTCAGTTCAAATATCAGGTTCATTATTATTGAATGGTGTTGCTGTTGGTAGTTCAGATAGAAATGGATTAATCACCACAGGTTCAATTACTAATGTACAAACTATTGCAGGTGGATTAAACCTTAGCGGTAGTGACACACAATATTTAAAAGTTGGTGCAGGAGATAATACATTAAAAATTGGTACATTAAATTCTTCTAATCCATTCTTATATCACAACACAACAAATTACAGTACAGTAATGGGTAATTGTGAAGGTTCTAATAATGGATTTACAACAGGTTCAGAAAAGAATATGATATTCACAGGTTTCTATTTAGCGTTTAATAGTGGTTCATATAATACAGTTATATCAGGTAATGGTGCTGCAAACTTCCGTTCAGGTTCTAATAATACTATTATTGGTAATGTTGGTTCTTTAGAGTTTGGTAACTTCAATACATATATTGGTAATGGTGGACCTAACGCACTTGAAGATAGTACAATAAGAATTGGTAGACCAGGATTAGATTTATTTGTTAAATCAGGTTCATTACCATTACAAGTTGCTGGTAACACACAAATCACAGGTTCATTAACAGTAAGTAATTTATTAGATGTAAAGGATAGTGCAATAATTACAGGTTCATTAAATGTAAGTAATAGTGCGACAATATCAGGTTCATTATTAGTAACAAATAAAATAAACAATCTAAAAATATGGACTGGTAGTGCTAATGTTAATAGTATTGGTATTGGAGATTTTACATTAAACTCTCAAACAGGTTCATCATTAAATAATATTGCAATTGGTGGTGGTGCTTTACAAACTAATGTAACTGGTGCTAATGTTGTAGCAATAGGTAATGATGCTTTAAGAAATAGTGTAGCAGGATTTAACTTAGCAGTAGGTGCTGCGGCTTTACAAGCAAACACCACAGGAGAATATAATATTGCAATAGGTCAATCATCAGGTCAAGCAAATACAATTGGTCAAAAGAACACATCAATTGGTTGGAATAGTTTTGTTAATAATACAACAGGTTCAACCAATACAGCAATAGGTGCACAATCATTACAGAATAACATTAGTGGTTCAGGTAATGTTGCAATAGGAAATAGTGCAGGTTATTACTCAACAAGTTCAAATGAGTTTTTTGTTGGTAATGATAATTATGGTGGTGTTAATACTGAAAGAAGTGGTTCATTATTTTGGGGTCAATTTAATAGTACCACAGCGAACCAAACATTACAGATTAATGCACAAACAAATATTAAAGGTTCATTAACAGTAACAGGTGGAATTAATTATTCATCAGGTTCTAACACAACAGTAGGAACAGCAGTATTAGATGGTGCAAACCCTGCTACAGTTACAGTTTCTAATAGTTTAGTTACAGCTAATAGTTTAATATTTTTAACCAAACAAACTAACAATCATCCTAACGCAGGACCTGTTGTTGTAAGTTCAAAAGGTAGTGGAACATTTACAATAACATCAAACCATAATGGTGACACAGACACAGTTGCTTATCAAATTATAAACCCTGCATAATGAACTTAGACGCAATTAGACCAATAGTAGAACAGATAGTAAAGGACACTTTACTTGAAAAGCGATATGAATACGGATGGCCGTCTAAAGGCGTGTCTAATAAGAAAGCAACAGGTGGTTTAATTAATAGCATTAAAGTAATACAAATAGAAGAAAACAATACGGATATTTTAAAAGTAGAAATGAAAGATCCGAATTACAAATACGTAGAGGAAGGAAGAGCAAAAGGAAAATATGTACCGATAAAAGCTATCTTAAAATGGATGGCTCAAAGAGGAATAGGTATTAGAAATGAAAAAGGACAATTTGTTAAAGATGACGCTGCAAGAACTTCAGCAGCTTTTAGAATTAGCAATAGCATTAGAGTTAATTCAATTAGATCCACAGGATTTATCGAAATAGCAAAAGGAAGAATTATAGAAAATAAACAAATCATGCGATTGCTCGAAGATGCAGCAATGCAAGAATTAATAGACTTAATAGAAAAATAAAATGGCATTTGGTTATCCACAATTATACGCTAACGGGTTAAATAGCACCTCACAAATTAGAAGATCAGTAGATTTTGTTTATCAACGTGGTGGTAGTTATGAGGTCGTATTAACAGGTACTACATTTGAAACAACAATGCAGTTGGTTATAGATTTATATGCAAACGATAATAAGGTAGGTAATATGGCTATAGTTCCATATGAAACATCTCTTTCAGGATCTACCTTTTATTATAAGTTCAACATAAGACCTTATAGTTATTTATCTAACTACGTTAATACAGAACACTACCAATATTATTGGTTAAATAATTTTGATGCAACTACGTTGGATATAAATGTAAACGCACCATATTCAAATGGTGTTAAAGCTAATTTTGTTTATGGTTATAGGTATTTGTTAAACGGTACATATACAGGAGAAACTATAAATAATGATTTTAATCACTACACTTATACTCCTGATGCAGTGAATCCAAATGGTTTCTTCCCGTCAGGTTATACATCAACAGGAAAATATTTTGATTATGTAGGTGGAACATTCCAATTTGATAATAATTTTATTTTACAGAATTTTGATCAGGAAGTAGGTACAAACATTGGTACAGGATTTACAGCGGACGTATTGAATATATACAACAAATTATCACCCGTAGGTCAGTACTTGATGGATTATCCTACCGTACCTGAGCAGTCAGAAACTGCAAGATTTTTAACGAGTGCACCACGTATTCAATATATACAAAACGAGGAAAATTACGTATTATATTATCTTAACGGACAGACAGGAGATAGACAAGTAATAGAAGCAGATTTTGCTGTGTATGAGTTTTATAATGCCTCTAATGGTTTAATACAACGCTACACACAAGAGTTAAATAAAGCAGGTACAGCTTATGCATCACCTACCACATTTAATGATAATCTAAAAAGGTTTGCTTTACCTTGCGGACCTCAGGATATTAAAAACTTATTCTCAGGTGTTACGTGGTCTGATAATATTGCGTATTATCGTGTGCAACTATTTTATGGTTTGCCAACGTGGAATGTAAATAGAGTCGCAATCGGTCCAATAGGTCCTGTAAGTGAAGCGTTTTGGTTTTACTTATATGACAACTGTTTACCTGAGAACACAAGAAT